ACTGTTACTCTGCAAGATCCCTGTTGAATTTATGGATCAGCGTAAGGCTTATTACGCCAAGGCCACAAAGGACAACATGGAAGCCGTAGATAACACGTTCATGAGAGAGAACGACCCGAGGATGCCGCTCTTTAAAGAGCGTTCTTCTAAAACGTCGTTCGGTAAAGGTAAATAAACTTTTAACGAGGTTAAAAAATGGCATATCCCACCGTATCAGGCCCTTACGGGCTTATTCCGATCAATTTGATCGGCGGTCAGGTATTTGCTGGTGCTACTCGTGAGATCCCCATTGGTTCCGGTGAGACAACCGCTATTTTCTTTGGCGACGTTGTGAACCTGAACTCCGATGGTAATGTTACGAAACTAACCACCACAAGTTCTGGCTCTGTAGTTGGTGTTTTCCTTGGTTGCACCTATGTCGATCCGACACTTGGTCTGACCTTCCGTCAGTCGTACCCCGGTGGCTTAACAAACTCCACAATGCAAGCGTATGTGCAGGACGATCCGGATGCTTTGTTTAAAGCCGCAGTGTGTGACACTGGCACCACAACCATCAGTTACTTAAATCGTACTGATGTTAACCGTAACGCTGCTCTGGTTCAGAACACCGGTTCTACGACCACAGGTAACTCGGCTGTAGCCATCAATGATGCTACTGACACTACGACGACCCTGCCTGTTCGTATTGTTGATGTTGTACCTGAGACGGCAATTGCTGGCAATCCCGGTTCTTACACGGAAGTAATCGTGAAATGGAACTTTGGTGTGCACCGGTATTACAACGCCCTTGGCGTATAAGGAGCATATTAAATGGCTATTTCTCGTGCACAACTACTGAAGGAACTCCTCCCGGGACTGAACGCTTTGTTTGGTCTTGAGTATGCTCGCTACGGCGAAGAGCATAAAGAGATTTTCGAAACCGAAACCTCTGAGCGTTCCCGCTACAACCACGAAACCATTGCTCTTGGCTTCTCGCTGACGGAAGAGGCAATTGAGGACAACCTCTATGACTCCCTGTCCAGCCGGTACACCAAGGCTTTGGCCCGTGCTATGGCTTACACCAAGCAGACTAAGGCTGCTGCAATCCTGAACAACGGCTTTGACACCAATTATGACGGTGGCGATGGCGTAGAACTGTTCTCGACTGCTCACCCCCTAGTTTCTGGTGGCGTAAACAGCAACGAACCCGCAACTCCTGCCGACCTGTCTGAGACCTCCCTTGAGGCTGCTGTTATTCAGATCGCTGCTTGGACGGACGAGCGTGGCCTGCTGATCGCTGCAAAGCCGCGTAAATTGGTCGTTGCTCCTTCCAACATGTTCGTTGCGACTCGTATTCTTGAGACGGAACTGCGCGTTGCTACGGCTGACAACGACATCAACGCTCTGAAGAGCAATGGTTCGATCCCAGAAGGTTACTGTGTAAACCACTTCTTGACCGATCCTGATGCTTGGTTCTTGACGACTGACGTTCCTAACGGTCTGAAGCACTTCGTTCGTACCCCGATGGCAACATCGATGGACGGCGACTTCGACACCGGTAACGTTCGTTACAAGGCTCGTGAGCGTTATTCGTTCGGCTGGTCTGATCCGCTAGGCGTCTTCGGTTCACCGGGCGCTTAAGTTGTAGGAGGGGGGGTTGCAAAACCCCCCTTTTGTTGTATTCTGTAAGGACTAGGATTTTACTCGTACCAACTGACCTAGCAGACTTAGTAGAGAGGGTACGAGGATGTGCTACTACACGAGGACAATATGGCAACTACTACCTTTTCCGGCCCAGTAAAGGCTGGCACAATCAAAGATACTACCGGTACCACGGTAGGCACCGACGTAGCAAACGTAGGTTTTGTTTTGATGGCTCAATCTGCCTTAATCGACATTATTGGCGCCACTTCAAACAACCAAGTCGTGGCTACTATCCCTGCAAACTCACAAATTGTTGACGTTATTCTGAACGTCGCAATTGTCAATAACGACACTGGTACAGCCACTGTTGAAGTTGGAACCTCTTCTGATGCTAATGCGTTTATTCCAAGCACTAGCGTTAAGGCTCTTGCGACCACTCGTGGAACTCTGGATACAGAAGCCACGAACGTCGGAACAACAGATTTGCAGGTTCTAGTTGACTTTGCTGCCCAAAACGGTGACGGTACGACTGGTTCAGCAACGGTAACTGTTCTTTATATTCAGAACAACAACTTAGCGTAATAGGAGGCTGACATGGCTTCCATGCAATATGATGTATTTGGCACAAAGCCGTTAACTGCTACTGGTAACTTTAAAGACCAGAACAATAACGACATTAACCGGACTCGTATCAAAACCATATATGCGGTAAATGGTACGAACGCCGGGTCTGTCGTTATCCGCGAAGGCGGCGCTAGTGGTGACATCGTGCTTACTGTAAATACTGCCGCAAGTGGTACGGCTGGATACACCATTATCCCGTTACCGGGTGAAGGTATTCTGGTCAAAACCGGCACGTTACATGGCACTGTTACTGACACAACCTCAATGGTACTTTTCTACGGATAACCAAAAAAATGCAAAATGAAAAAGGTTACACGTTGGCAGGCCGTCAGATTTTCTTTGGCATCCCTGCTTACGACCACAAAGTTTCACTCAAGCAAGCAATCTCACTTATGCGTTTTGCCCAACAAGCGCCGCAGCATGGGATTGACATTATGGTTGGAAGTATTTGTGGGTGCTCGGTAGTTTCCCGGGCACGTAATCTTTTAGTTCAGGATTTTTTGGAGTCTAACGCTACAGAGTTGATGTTCATTGATGCGGACATTAACTTCCAGCCAGAAGACATTATTCGGCTAATGGCATGGATTTCTGAGCCAAATATCGACATTGCTGCCGGTATCCCCTGCGCCAGAAAGACCGAAAAGACCTATATCGTCAAGTTAGACGAAGATGGGAACGGCGTCACTATGAACGGCATGGGGCTAGTACGCGCGCAACGTGTGGCTACCGCCTTCATGATGATTAAGCGTGAAGTCATTGAGAAGTTGATTAAAGACAACCCCCAGTGGAATTACTGGGATAACAAGACCGAGCGCACGCTGTCTGCCATTTTTGACTTTGCGGTTAAAGATAACTCCTACGTGGGTGAAGACTACCTATTCTGTGACCGCGCCCGTGCGGCAGGTTTCCAAGTCTGGGTAGACCCAACTATTAAGTTGGGGCACATGGGAGTTCAAGAGTACGAGGGTGATTATGGCAATGAAGCCTTCTACCCACGGCTCGTTAAAGATGGAAAAGTGGCAAATGGCTAAGACTCCTGCGTGGCAACGCAAAGAGGGTAAGAACCCAAAAGGTGGGCTAAATGCTAAGGGAAGGGCATCGTATAACGCTGCTAACCCCGGTAAGCCCGGCTTGAAGGCTCCGCAACCCGAAGGCGGCTCACGTAAGAAGTCATTCTGTGCCCGCATGACGGGTATGAAGAAGAAATTAACCAGCGCTAAAACCGCTAACGATCCAAACAGCCGTATCAATAAAAGCCTGCGGGCGTGGAAGTGCTGACATGGAACAGTTTTTCTTAGTTGGGTGGTCTGCCCTACTAACTGCTTTTGTAGCAGTAGTTGGGTTTATTGCCCGTGAAAAGAACGAGAAATTAAAAGATCTCGAAGATAAAGTTAATAACGCTAGAGTGGAGGTGGCCCGTGAAAACGCTACTAAAACAGAAATTGCACAACTTGTTGAACACTTTGACACAAGGTTTAACCGCCTTGAAATCAAAATTGATGGCCTTATTTCAAAGGGGTAAATGATGCTAAAAGACATTCCGGAAGATAATACCGGACTTCCTAATCTACCTGAAGCTGTTCGCAACAAAATGGGGTACAAGCGTAGCGGTGGCAAGATCCCTACTATGAAAAAAGGAGGTTCCGTTGGCTCGGCTTCTAAACGTGCTGATGGAATTGCTATGCGCGGTAAGACTAAAGGACGGATGGTGTAATCATGGCTGACGATAAAAGAATTGAAGGCCGCACTACTTATATAGAAGAGAACATGAAGGATGGGGTTCTTAAAGATCTTGTTATGAAAGTTAGCAAGATGGGTGATGCTGTTGGGTTTACTCAAGAAGACAAGTACAAGGGTAAAACCAGAGAAGAGGTAGCCAAGAAATCTGCGCCTGAGAAAAAGCGGGCTGGTGGCGCTGTTAAGTCATCCGCCTCTAAGCGAGCCGACGGTGTTGCTATGCGCGGTAAAACTCGCGGAAGGATGGTGTGATGCCAGCCGTATCAGCCAAGCAAGAAAGGTTTATGCAAGCAGTGGCTAATAACCCAAAGTTTGCAAAAAAGGTGGGCGTACCAACGTCCGTAGGCAAAGAGTTCACTAAAAAGGAAGGTGGAGTCATGAAAGAGTCAAAGGCAATGATGAAGAAGGAAGTGTCCTTTATGAAGAAAAAGGGCGCCCCCAAGTCCATGCTCAAGCATGAAATGAAAGAAGCCGGTATGAAGAAGATGCGTGCTGGTGGTCTAGCTGGCGGTCATAAATCTGCTGATGGCGTTGCTAAAAAAGGCAAAACCAAAGGCAAAGAAGTAAAAATGATGGGCGGCGGGATGTACAAATGAGGCCAAGCCGGGGGATGGGGGTAATTAACCCCTCTAAAATGCCGAAGGCCAAGACGATCACCCGTAAGGATGATCCGAATAAGGTCAAGATGTTTGCTGAAGGCGGTGAGTCTAAGGTAAACGAGGCTGGTAATTACACCAAACCCGGCATGCGTAAGCGCGTGTTTGAAAGTATTAAGGCTGGTGGCAAGGGCGGTGCTCCGGGTCAATGGAGTGCCCGTAAAGCCCAGATGCTGGCTTTGCAGTATAAAAAATCTGGTGGTGGGTATAGAGATTGAAAGCGCCCCAAAAAAGTCTGAAGGCATGGACAGAACAAAAGTGGAGAACTAAGAGTGGCAAACCTTCTACGCAAGGATCGCAGGCTACAGGGGAAAGATACCTCCCAAGCAGCGCCATCAAAGCGCTCTCCCCGCAAGAGTACGCCGCGACCACGAAAGCCAAAAGAGCCGGTAAAGCAGCCGGAAAGCAGTTCGTCGCCCAGCCTAAAAGAGTGGCTAAAAAAGTTGCTCCGCATAGAAAGATAGGATGATATGGCTGAAAAGTGGATCCAAAAGGCTATCAAAAAGCCCGGTGCCTTGAAGAAATCTTTAGGGGTCAAGGCTGGTGAGAAAATCCCGGCAAAGAAACTTGCTACAGCGGCTAAAGCCCCCGGCAAACTGGGCCAGCGTGCCCGTTTAGCGCAAACACTTAAGAAGATGAAATGAGTACAACTGGGACGACCACTTTTAACCTAGAATTGATTTGATGGACATGGTGATTCGTACCCAGACCGGTATTAATCAGTCAGACATTAATATCAACCGAATTTCTAGCAGCACCTACTCTACGATCCCCAACAAGAACGCTCAAGGCCGACCCATTCAGGTCTGGATTAACCGGCAGACTGGGTACAGTTATCTTTCTAATGTCACCTTGAGCGGCAACATTACGTCCTCGGATACGACCATAACTCTGAGTTCTACGGCTGATCTAGCCAATGTAGGCTTTATTCAGATTGGGTCAGAAGTCATTGGATACAGCGGAGTTAGCGTAACTGCTCCTCTAAATCAACTCCAGAACTGCGTGCGGGGCGTAAATGGTACAACGGCTGCTGCCCATACATCGGGCGCGGCAATAACGGTACAGAACCTGCCATCGGTTAACGTCTGGCCCGCCCCAGATCAAGGATCTACAGCGGCTCCTTACTACACATTTGTTTACTGGCGCTTGCGTCGGATGCAGGATGCCGGTAATGGTACGTCCACAGAAGATATTCCAATTGGTGGGCTATGTCAGGGCCAAAGTTTGCTTCTGGTAAAAAGGCAATATCGGAGTGCGATAGATGCGGTTTTCAGTACAAGTTAAAGGAATTGAAGAAGATCGTCATCAAGACGAAGAACATCAATTTGCTAGTTTGCCCCACTTGCTGGGAACCAGATCAGCCGCAGTTGCAGTTAGGGATGTATCCTGTATACGACCCACAGGCTTTGCAGAACCCAAGGAAAGATACAAGTTATTTTCAGGCAGGTTTTAATGGGACACAAGTTGATAACATTAACCCGCCTGACCCAGATGCAACCGATGCCTTTGGTATGCCGTCTGGAGGTAGTAGGATCATCCAGTGGGGGTGGAACCCTGTTGGCGGGGCAAGAGATAATGGGTTAACGCCCAATAATTTAGTTGCACAGGGCAGCGTTGGAACCGTAACAGTAACTACTTAAGGAGTTTAAAATGAGTCTTAAAGAAGCATTAAAGAAACACATGGCTAAAAAAGGCGCTCAGGCTCACCCGGACGCTAGTGTAAAGAAGTTGGCTAAGGGTGGTAAGACTAATGCTCAAATGAAGGCTATGGGCCGTAATTTGGCAAAAATTGCCAACCAGAAAAAGCCCATGTCAATGGTTCGTAAGATGGGGATCTAATATGGATAAGCCAGTTAAGCAAATACCTATCGTACCCAATAACAACGGGTACCCAAACAACGTGCCTAACACCCAGACGATGCGTACTCGTGGTACTAAGAACACCACTCGGGGTAACAGCAATAGCAAAAAGATGGGCTAAATGAACTACACCGAATTAAGCGCCGCAGTTAAGGCTTATTGTGAAAATGACTTCCCACAGGTAGTGGGGTCAGGCGGTCTTACGTCTGCTGAACAGATAGCGATATTTGTTCAAAATGCTGAGGAGCGGATCTATAACTCTGTCCAGATCCCAGCCATTCGTAAGAATATGACGGGGGCTACAACTTCCGGCAATAAGTACTTGGCGCTGCCACCGGATTGGCTCTCTACATTCTCCCTAGCGGTGGTGTGTAACGGCCCAACTACCCTCCCAGACGGGCGGGTTTTTGCTTCCGGGGACTATGTGTACCTGTTGAATAAGGATGTGAACTTCATTCGTGAGGCATATCCAAGTCAGACGGATACGGGTTTACCCATCTATTACGCTGTTTTTGACTACAACACGTTCATTCTTGGGCCGATGCCAAACTCAAACTATACGGTTGAGTTGCATTACTTCTACTACCCAACCTCGATTGTGACTGCTGGTACGTCATGGCTTGGGGATAACTTTGAGTCTATTCTCCTGTACGGCTCTATGCTAGAAGCGGCGTCGTTTATGAAGTCTGATGCCGATGTCGTCACTATGTATAAAGAGCGCTACAACGAAGCCATGCTGCTTCTCAAGCAGTTGGGCGATGCCAAGGATCGTCAGGATGCCTATCGTTCTGGTCAGGTGAGGTACCCGGTCAAATGATCCCTGATCTGTCCGGCAAGAAGATCGCAATCGTGGCTATGGGTAAGTCCCATAATCAGTTTGTGCTGGCTAAAACCCACTCTCAGCCGATTGACGAGGTCTGGGCGATCAATGCTATGGCAGGCGTTATCTATCACGACAGAGTGTTTATGATGGATCCAGCGAGCCGATTCTTGGATTCTGATGACGCTGGCACCCAGACTGGGATTATGCGGTCTGTTCTTAAGTCCCACCCCGGCCCAATCTATACCTGTGAGTTAGATGACCGTTGCCCCGGATTAGTAGATTTCCCCCTCGATGAGGTCATGAACGCCTGCGGAACGGGGTACTTCAATAACACGGTTGCTTACGCTATTGGATATGGCATTGCAGCAAAAGTGGCTGAGATGCATCTTTACGGGATTGACTTCTCCTACAAGAAGGTTGTGCATTTTGCCGAGGCTGGACGGGCCTGCTGTGAGTTTCTACTGGCTAAGGCTATGGAGCGTGGCATCAAGGTTGGAATCGCTCAAGGGTCTTCCCTGCTAGATACAAATGAGCCAATAGCAAGTAAACTCTACGGGTACCATAGATTGGCTGAACCCTTGGTGGTAGGCATTGAAGACGATAAGTTTGTGACCAAAAAGTATTCGGAAATCAAAGATTCTTTAGAACCACAGGAGCCTGAGTACCGTGCTCCAGAAGCGCTGAGGACTTAATGTTTGAAGTAAAGATGGGGCAGATCCATAGCCCAATGATTAAAACCAGCGACTTTGGTGGCTTGCCGCTAGAGGATTTGGCTGAGGTATGCGCCGACAAGATTTTGGGTGTTGCTGATTCTGCCCCTCCGGCTATCCGTGAGCAGGCTAAGTATTTCAGGCAACAGATTGAAAAGACAATTTTTGAGTATTTAAAGAGGGCAGCGCAGTCTGAAAGGGCTACCTGTATTCAAGTTTGTGTTCAGGGCGGGGAAGAAAAAGCCGCCCATTTATTAAGGAGAAGTTAAATGGCTTTCACCGGTAATTTCATGCCAACATCTTTCAAGGTAGAGATCCTGAAGGGTGTCCACAATTTTTCAACTGGCTCAGGTCAGACCTTTAAACTGGCTATGTATAACAACAGCGCCTCGTTTACCGCTGCGACCACGGCTTACACTACAACTAACGAAGTAGCGGCTTCTGGCTCTTATGTGGCTGGTGGCGGCACATTGACCAAAGTTACCCCTGTATCTTCAGGAACCACGGCGTTTACCGACTTTGCTGATATTTCGTTTACCACGGCAACTATTACTGCTTACGGCGCCATGATCTATAACGACACGGCTACGGGTAATCCCGCAGTAGCGATTCTGGACTTTGGTGGTGCTAAGACTTCGACTTCGGGGACTTTTACTATTATCTTCCCTGGGCAAACCCCTTGGGGATCTGACCAAACCAACGTCGAAGTTCCGCTTGGTGGCTGGGGCTATGACGGCTGGGGCACAACCGCTTGGGGTGTTGGCGGCGGTGTCCAAGCAAACGGCGCTGTTGGCTCCGTCACAGTCCAAACAACAGTCGATGTCAACGTCAACGTTACCGGCGTATCTGCGGCAGGATCAGTTGGTCAGGTACTTGTCACTGGCACTGCAAACACCTCAGTCATCGGAGTTCAGGCCACAGGTCAAATTGGTCAAGCCTCAGTTGGCGAAGGCATTGGAGTCCTCGTCACAGGGGTTCAATCCACAGGCTTTATCGGCGCTTCAACCCAAACCGGAAACGCAAATGTTTACCCCGTATCAGGTAGCGGAAATTCGGCTAGGGGGTATGACGGTTGGGGTGTCACCTCGTGGGGAGGTGCTGAAAGTTCAATATCCGCAACAGGCGAAATTGGATCTGTCACCGTTAATGCTGCTACAAACGTATTTGTCTCAGGCGTACAAGCAGTTGGTTCTATTGGTGCAGTGCAAACAACCGGCAGTGCTTCTGTCACCCTCACGGGAGTCCAAGGTAACGGGTTCATCGGACAGGCCACAGTCAGTACAGGTACAGTTGCCAACGTCACGGGGGTCTCAGGTAGCGGTTCTGTTGGCTCCGTTACCGTCAGCGCAGGGGCTAGTGTCGCCCTTACCGGGGTCAGCGCAACGGGCTTTATCGGGCAAGCGCAAGCCACAGGAACAGCAAACGTCACCCTCACAGGGGTTAGCGGGTCTGGTCAAATCGGTTCAGTTACGGTTGTCCCGCAGACAGTCGTTCCGGTTACAGGCGTCCAAGCCACAGGCTTTGTCGGACAAGTCTCTGTCACAGGTAACGGGGTTGTTACTGTTACTGGCATTCAGGCAGTTGGCTTTATTGGTCAAGCAAATGTCGTCCAAAGCGCCACGGTTACACTTACTGGCGTTGAAGGCACAGGCCAGATTGGGCAAGTCACCACTCAGGCTAATGCCGATGTACCTACCACGGGGCTACAAGCCGTTGGTCAGGTTGGGTCAGTTACAGCGTTTGTCGGGGATGCCAATGTTTACCCAACGGGTGTCCAAGGAAATGCTCAGGTTATGTCTGTCTTTATATCGGTTTGGACTTCGGTTAATGACAATCAGACCGCTAACTGGCAAAATGTCAATGATTCGCAGACTTCAGGTTGGGTACCCGTTAATGATTCACAGACCCCAAGTTGGGTCGATATAGCAGCGTAAAGGACTAAAAATGACTATTAACCGCACCACCCTTTTGGATCTCCCGCTTCCAGTTACTGGAACCGAGTCTGGTACTTGGGGAGATGTTACAAATAACGGGCTAACCCAATACCTAGATATTGCCATCGCCGGACGGACTGCGTTAACCAGTTCAGACTTTACCGCCGGTGCTTTGACTATTTCTACGACAGAGGGTGATTCTTCTGCAACCAACATCGTTGCCGGAAGTGCCCAGTACGCCACTATCTATGTATCTTCGTTGGCGGCTAACTCCACGATCACGGCTCCGAGTTCAAACCGGGCGTATCGGATTATTAATGCAGATGCTACATATACCCTGACGGTTAAGGCTTCGGGTCAGACCGGAGTTACATTCCCAGTCAGCACATCTGGTACGGTTGTGTTTAACGGCACGGACTACCAGATTGTTGATACCTTTAGCACACTGCTCAACGTTGATAACCTAAGACTAGACGGCAACACGCTGTCTGCAACAAACACCAACGGAAACATCACGATCTCTGCAAATGGTACAGGTCGGGTTCAGGTTACGGGTACTTCTGCGGTTGCTGGCGGGATTGAGTTTTATGAGGATACCGACAACGGTACTAACTACATTGCTCTGCAAGCACCAGCAGCGGTTGCTTCAAACGTAAGTTTTACCCTGCCCAACGCAGATGGTACAAGCGGACAAGTTTTGCAAACTAATGGTAGCGGTGTACTTTCTTTTACAACCCCGTCTGCTGGTATTTCCACAGGTAAAAGCATCGCAATGGCGATGATCTTCGGCTTCTAGTGTCCCTATTTAAGGAGTAAGTAATGGCAAACCCAAATATTGTTAACGTCACGACGATTTACGGTAACTCGTCCAGTACGTCTCTCACAACAACTAGCGCAACATCTCTAGTCAGCAACGCTGCGGCAAGCGGGAAGGTCTTCAAGATCAACTCAATTGTTGCGGCTAACGTGGATGGTACATCTGCGGCTGATATTACGATCAACGTCTACAGCGCTGCGGCTCTAGGTGGAACGGCGTTCCCAATAGCGTCTACCATCTCTGTCCCGGCTGATGCTACACTGATCGTGACGGACAAGACCACATCGTTCTACCTGCTTGAGAACCAATCCATCGGTGCTACAGCAGGCTCGGCAAGTGACCTAGTGGTTACTGCTTCGTGGGAAGAGATCAACTCGTAAGGACTGACAATGCCCATTCACGGCTACCCCGGTAACGTAATTACCGCCAATCCAACAGCGCCGACATCGAGCGTTGCTTCTGGCGTTTGGACTACTGAGCAGCAGTTGATTGCTAAGGCGGCTGGGAATTGGCCTCTTTATGTACCGCCTTACCAGATCAGTAGAAGCCTTAGATTCAATAGCGCAGATTCGGCATATCTGGACAGAACTCCCGCAAGCGCCAGCAACCGCAGAACTTTTACTTTGAGTGGCTGGGTAAAACGAACTTCACCGGGTTCACTTCTTGAAGTATTTAGTGGCTATACAGGGCTAGGAAACGGAGACTTAAGAACAATCGCTAGATTTACTGCGGGTAATCTTCTCAGTATAAGTTCAACTCAAATGCAGGTTGCCGGTGACTGGGCTGTAGAAACAACTCAAGTGTTTCGTGACCCTTCCGCTTGGTATCACATAGTAATTGCTGTTGATACTACACAAGCAACATCAACTAATAGAGTAAAGATGTATGTAAACGGAGCGGAGGTAACAGCATTTTCATATGCAGTATATCCATCGTTAAATTACCAAAACGCTATCAACTATAATTTTGTTCATTACATTGGTCTTGGCTACGATTCTGCTAACCCTAATACATTTACAAACGGCTACATAACCGAATTTAACTTCATCGACGGTCAAGCCCTAACACCATCCTCATTTGGAGAAACTAATACATCAACAGGGGTGTGGCAGGCTAAAGCATATTCTGGGTCGTATGGCACTAACGGCTTTTACCTCAACTTCTCAGACAACTCCAACACCACGGCTGCAACCCTTGGTAAGGACTACTCAGGAAACGGTAACAACTGGACACCTAATAACTTCTCTGTAACTGCTGGTGTCGGTAACGACAGTCTCGTAGATTCTCCAGCGTCATATAGTCCGGGCGATACTGGTGTTGGTGGTCAGGTGCGTGGGAATTACTGTACGCTGAATCCTTTATCTACGACTGCTGGTACTTATACTCAAGGCAATCTTAGGTATGTTGGTGCATCCGCTTTTAGAAGAAGTAACGGAACAATAGCGGTATCTACGGGTAAATGGTATTGGGAGGTTACTTTAGGAAATAACCCATATTCACCAAGAAACAGCGGAAGTGTTTACAATGCGTTTGGTTTTGGATTGTCAACTGTTTTTAACTCTACAACGGCACCTACATCAACCACAGATGCAATAATTTTACAAGATAGCGGGTATTACAAGAATTTTTCTGGAGCAGTCACCGATGCTGGGTCTGCTTTTGTTAGTGGGGATGTTCTTTCAATTGCGGTAGACTTAGACGCTAATACATTTACATTTTATAAAAACAACACCCAATTAGTTACTGGAACAATAGGAGGCACTGCTGGGCGTGAATTAGTTCCAATTATCATAAGTGACAGCGCTACTTATGGCGTGATGGATTGCAACTTCGGTCAACGCCCCTTTGCCTACACCGCCCCCTCTGGCTTTTCTTGCTTGGTAACAACTAACCTACCTGACCCGACTATCGGTGCAACTAGCACGACACAGGCTGATGATTACTTTGGCATTGCAACATACGCTGGAACTGGTGGGTCTGGAACAGTAACCACAGGTATTGACATGGCTACTGGCGGTGGTCTTGTATGGTTCAAAGCAAGAAATGGTGCGTTTGACCACCACTTAATTAACAATGTTGCTGGATATGATAAGTTTTTGTCGTCTAATAAAACAGACGTAGAGAACACATACTCGTTTGTAACTAGCGCAACAAGTACTGGTTTGTCGATAAACGGCGGCTCAACAAACGTAAACGGATCTGGATACAACTATGTCGCATGGAACTGGAAAGCCGGTGGCACAGGCGTAACCAACACCGCTGGACAGATAACATCAACGGTTTCTGCCAACACAACAGCAGGATTTTCGATAGTCACTTTTACAACAGATAACACAACAAAAACTGTTGGTCATGGGTTGGGCGTAAAACCTTCTTTAGTGATAGTAAAGTCCAGAAGTGTTGCTGGCAACTGGCTTGTAATTACTGACATTCTTGGCTCAATGCAATATGGGGTATTAAACAGCACCGCTGCATTTACAAGTATTGGGTATTCAGCGCCGACATCTACTGTTTTCCAATACAACGACAACAACGGCGTGACACAAGTAGCCTACTGCTTCGCACCCGTGGCTGGCTATAGTGCCTTCGGAAGTTACACGGGCAATGGTAGTGCTGACGGGCCTTTTGTGTACACAGGGTTTAGGCCGCGTTGGCTTCTGTTCAAAGATTCCAGTAATGGAACATGGCCTTGGATTATTGTTGATACTGCTCGCAACACATACAACGTAATGAATGCTTATTTGAGTCCCAACAACTCAAACGCAGAGGCCACTAACTTTACTGGCAACGCAATTATTGACGCTACGGCTAATGGATTTAAGGTTCGCACTAGCGATGCTTACACCAACACGTCTACTAATACTTATATTTACGCCGCTTTCGCCGAATCACCCTTTAAGTACGCTTTAGCCCGATAGGATCGACATGGACTACCCCGGTAAAGTCATAACTAAAACTCAGGTAACTCCTACCCAGACCAGCGCATCGGGTAACTGGACGCTGGACGATCAAGCCGCAGCCATCAAGAACAACAACTGGCCTGTAGCGGGAGTGCCAAACCCCATCTCTAAAAGCCTAAGATTCAATAGCGCAGACTCGACCTATCTGAATAGGACTCTTACAACGCCAACAAATAACCTTATATGGACTTGGAGTGCATGGGTTAAGCGATGTGACAATGCCAACCCCTATCTGTTTACAACTACAGCAACAGATGGTTCTGGTGGATATATTTATTTTGCTTCTGGTACTTTGGTTTATTGGGACGATAGACAAGCAGGTAACGCTACAGTTTTACAAACAAGTGCTGTATACCGTGACCAATCCGCTTGGTATCACTTTATGGTCGTTACTGATAGAACACAAGCAACAGCCTCAAACCGAGCAAAAATTTATGTAAACGGTAGTCAAGTAACTAATTTTAATGCGACTGCATATCCAAATCAAAATGAGGCTTCACAATTTAATTCGGCTATACCACACTATATTACAGCACCCAGTTCTTTTTTTAATGGCTACATGACCGAAATAAACTTCATAGATGGGCAAGCCTTAGACGCATCATCATTTGGCCTGACCAACCCACAGACAGGTCAATGGATACCTAAGAAGTACACAGGAACCTACGGGACTAACGGGTTCTACTTGAACTTCAAGGATGCAACTTCGACCACCACGCTGGGCTATGACTACTCTGGCAATGCTAATAACTGGACTACCAACAACTTTAGCGTGACTGCTGGATCAGGCAACGACAGCCTAACCGATGTTCCTACCCCGTGGGTTGCGTATAGCGCCACAGGCGATGTTGGCGGGGTGATACGGGGGAATTACTGTACTTGGAATCCGTTGCGTAATGACCAAAACGCAGTTCTTAGCAATGGGAACCTAGATTTAAGCACCGCTGGTAGCACAAGCCGATACGGAACCTATACAACACTGGGTGTTAGTTCTGCAAAATGGTATTGGGAAATTACCGCAGGTTCATTGTCCACTGATGGCTATAACATAGGCATTGCTTCTGCAAGCAAAGGCGCAACATCACCACTTGGTTCAGATACTCAAAGTTACATTTATTTGTCTAATGGAGATAAAAGAACCAATGCCACAACCGCTGCTTATGGTGCAACATATACCGCTGGAGATGTAATTGGTGTTGCGTTAGACCTTGATGCGGGGACGCTCGTATTTTATAAAAACGGCTCAAGTCAAGGAACTGCATACTCAAGCATCCCATCAAATACTTGGTTTCCAACTGTTGCTGATGACGCTACTGCAAGCACAACTGGTTCAAGTTTTGTAGCCAACTTCGGTCAACGCCCATTTGCGTATACACCCCCCGCTGGATTCCGTTCACTATGTACCACTAACCTACCAGCAACGACTATTGGCTTTGGGCTGACGAATCAGGCTGATGATTACTTTAATACTGTAATCTTTACTGGTAATAGCACAAGTGACCGCACCATAACAACGGGGCTACAGTCTGACTTTGTTTGGGCAAAACGCAGGAATGATGCCTATAGTCATCTATTGTTTGATGCTATTCGTGGTGCAGGAAGAACATTAAGATCAGACAGCACAAATATAGAATCTAACGATGGTGGATTTTACGTTCAGCAATTTAATTCAGATAACTATTTGATTGGGGCAACGGATCAGGCGCTTAACCATAGCAGCGGTACCTATGTGTCTTGGGTCTGGAACGCTGGTGGCTCTAACGCTACTAATACCGCAGGAACCGTTACCTCAACTGTCAGGGCAAACACGACTGCTGGATTTAGCATAGTAACTTGGACTGGTGCTGCCGCTGGCGATACTATTGGACATGGCCTTGGTGCAGCCCCTTCTTTAATAATTACTAAAACCCGTACTGATAATACAGCCCAACCTTGGCCTGTTTACCACAGAAGTTTAGGGCGTGGTAAATATCTTACACTAAATACCACAGCAGCAGAAAACGCAAGTTATTCAACTTATTGGGGCAATAGCGAACCATCATCCACAATTTTTGGAACTCTTACGATAGCGCAAGGCGCAAACAATATCGGGAACATGGTTGCCTACTGCTTCGCACCTGTTGCGGGGTATTCTGCGATTGGTTCGTATACTGGTAACGGAAGTTCTGATGGCCCGTTTGTTTACTTGGGCTTCCGTCCTGCTTTCCTAATGGTTAAACGCACAGATAGTACTGGAACTTGGGTAATTATTGACTCAAAAAGAAATACGTACAATCCTGAAAACTTAGAGTTGTATCCGAACACAACTGCTGCTGAAGGTAACGGTGGTACAACTTACATTGAAGATTTCTTATCTAATGGATTTAAGATTAGACAAACAGATACCACATGGAACGCCTCTGGTGGAACCTACATCTACGCCGCCTTCGCCGAGTCACCCTTTCAATTTGCTAACGCACGATAATTTTTTAAGGAGAACATTATGTTCGCAGTAGTTCAAAACGGTAACATCGTTCAACTCATCCAGCCCGATACGGCCTTTGTCATTGGCGAGAAGCAATACTCAGCCAGATTTATCCGCAACGCTACCGAGGCAGAGCGCAAGTCCGTAGGTGTCTACGAGGTCATCCAAGGCACTCAACAAGACCAGCGGTTCTACTGGGTAACTGGCCCGTCCTACCGTGTCAACGAGACCAACCAGACGGTTGAGGCTACCTACACGGCTACTCCCAAGGCGCTTGAGGACAAGTTAGAGACCAAGGAAGACGGTACTCCTCTGTACGTGCAAAAGTTCGACTCCGCTGCAAACGGCGGCAAAGGTGGGATGGTGGACACCACAGAACAGGTTGTTACCAAAGGTCTCAAGTCACAGTGGATCGCACAAACCAAAGCCGCTGCTAACTCAGAACTTGCCCAAACCGACTGGATGGTGATCCGTAAGGCCGAGCGCAACGTAGAGATTCCCGGTGGTGTAATGGCTGACCGTGCCGCTGTAGTGGCTTTGTGTGCTGAGAAAGAGGCAGCGATTGCCGCCTGCACAACGGTTGAACAGTTAATGATTGCAGTTCAGGGGTAAATATGAAACGCATAGTCGAAGCGCAGGACATTGACGGAACCATAGTGCCAAAGCACGAAGTAGAACTGCTTTGCAAAGCCTGTGGGTATGACTTGGATGAGTCTGAGTTAGAGGCCGACACCTGCGCCGACTGTGGAGTTGACCTAGACCTCCAGCAAAACGTAGCAATCCATACGACAACACTACCTGCTGCTGGCGGCGGGGTGTTCTAAAAGGATGAATTTTGTCAGATTTAGACCCGATTATCGATACCGCAAAGGCGGCAACCCAGAGCATTAAGTCTGCTATCCAATCAGGTAAGGAAATAAGTTCAGCAGTCGAGTCGATTCAAAATTTTGGTATGGCGGAGGTCAAAGCCCGCCATGCTTTTAAGAACGTACGCAAAAGTCAAGAAGGTGAAATAACGATTATGACCGCCATGGCGGAGTGGCGCAGGCTAGACCAAATTCGCCGCATGGAGTTGGAAGTAAAGGACTTTCTGATCCAGCAGTTTGGGCACTTCAAGGGTGAGGAAGAGTTCGAGAAGGTCAAGAAGATTAAAGAGGACATGATTGCCCGTCATGCCAAGAGTAAAGATGCAATGGGCAGGGATATAGAGAAGTTACGAGAGTTGCAGATTATTTGTGTGATGCTGGCGTTTCTGGTGGTCACCATTTATTACATCATGAGGGGTCATCTGTAATGGCTGAGAAACTAAACGCTAATGACACGCTTTCAAAGGTGCTGGCGTATGTTGACTCACCATTTAAACTTATTGCCCTGATTCTCATGGCGGTGCTGGCCTTCGGTGGCTGGATGCTGTACGACAACAAAGACCTGATCGTAGGCACCTATAAAGAACACCAGAAGTTGCCAGACATCGTGGAAGACCGGGTTGAGGACGCTGTAGCCCACCTATTTAAAACCACGGGTGCGACTACCGTGGCGGTATTTAAAGTAAACCCCCTGCTGGGAACCCGGGTGCAGTATCGGGCGTATACCAAAGAGGGCAGGGACAAGACGAACGACGGGCTGGACGTAGGACTCTTTACGACCAACCAATCCAACAATCAGGACGTAGTAAACCTGATGGCAGGCACCACCCCGTGTGGGGAGTACAAGGCGGCACAGTCTGAGATTGGCCTGTGGTACATCGAGAAGGGTATGCGGTTTGGGTGCAGGATCAGTATCCCGCCTGAGCCGAGTCGGTTCATAGGGCAGATTACCGTGGGATGGGACAAGCCCCCCGCTGATTTAGACCAGACCCGGCCAAGGCGCAGGCCATGCTTATAGAGATGCAGCAAAAGGGTGAACTAGCCCAACTACAAGCGGACATGAACGAGCAGGATAACCTGACCAAGCGGGCTGAGGCTGACATGAAGTCGGACTCGTGGCTATCTAAGAACATCCGGCCTATGACGCTGATCTACATCCTGACTGCCTACTTAGCCCTAGCCGTGATGGATGCTATGGGGCTGGATATTTCTGACAATTTCGTATCTTTGCTGGGCCAGTGGGGCATGCTGGTGATGTCATTTTATTTTGGGGGACGCACCCTTGAGAAGGTCATGGACATGAAGGCCAAGCAGAAATGAACCTGACCGCCAACTTTTCTCTTGCCGAGATGGTGAAGTCTGATACTGCACTGCGGCATGACATGGACAACACACCGGGGGAGGCTGAGATTGCTAATCTTAAAACACTCTGTGAAAAGGTATTGCAGCCCGTCCGTGATCACTTCCAAACCGGAGTTAAGGTCAACTCAGGATTCAGGCACCCCGAAGTTAACGCAAAGGTGGGAGGCTCCAAAACGTCCGACCATTGTAAAGGACAAGCCGCTGACATTGAGATTCCCGGTGTTGCCAACGCAGACTTAGCCGTGTGGATTATGGACAACCTTGACTACACTCAGTTAATCCTTGAGTTCTACACCCCCGGGGTGCCAGATTCGGGGTGGGTGCACGTCTCCTACGACTCTGCTAACCTCAAGAAAGAGAACTTGACGGCTACTAAGCAGAACGGTAAAACGGTGTATCTAAAAGGACTTGTTGCCTAATGGCCTTATCAAAACTCCAATTTAAACCCGGACTAAACCGAGACCAGACGAACTACTCTGGTGAGGGTGGGTTTTACGAGTGCGACAAGGTTCGCTTCCGGTCAGGGTTCCCCCAAAAGATTGGCGGCTGGTTACGCTATAGCCTGTTTACGCTGGCTGGTATATGCCGCCAGATGTATAACTACATCACCACCGAGTCCGACAACCTTATGGGCTTGGGTACTAATGAAAAGTTATATCTTGAGACGGGTGGCAACTTAATTGATATAACCCCAATTCGGGCAACCTTTGTTAGCCCCGCTACAGACAACTGCTTTGACACCACCAATCTGTCAAGAATAGTAAACGTCAATATTGCTAGCCACGGCGCTACGGCTGGCTCCTACGTGACCTTTTCAGGTGTTGTTGGCCCGATAGGCGGAATCCCGCAGGCTCAGTTCAACGCAGAGTTTCAGATCCAAACTGTGGTGGACGGCAATAACTTCACCATCCAAACGACCACAGCCGCAACTAGCACGACAACTAACGGCGGTGGTACAGCCATCACGGCGGTCTTTCAGATCAATATCGGCAACCCGTATATCGCCTATGGATACGGCTGGGGTGCTGGTGCTTGGGGCCGTTTAACATGGGGTGAGGGTGCGCTTACGCCGGTTGTAGACCAGCAGCGTGACTGGTTTATGGATAACTTTGACAATGACTTAATTGCCAATATCCGCAACGGCCCAATCTACATCTGGGAGTACACGGGGGTATTTAATACTCGCGCCGTTCTTCTTTCCTCTTTAACAGGAGCCGCCAGTGTCCCCGTCGAAGCCATGCAAATTCTTGTATCACAAAACGATAGGCATCTACTCGCTTTTGGCTGCGTGCCTTACGGTTCTAGTAGCGCTGGTGATTTTGACCCCCTTCTTATTAGGTGGGCTAATCAGGATGATCCTGTTAACTGGGCGCCAGCCGCGACAAATTCCGCAGGTTTTATCCGAGTATCTCGCGGATCAAGGATTATCAGGGCGCTACCTACCCGGCAGGAGACGTTAGTATTTACTGACTCACACCTGTATTCGTTCCAATTTACAGGTACAACAGATGTGTTTGCGTTGCAGGAGTTGGCTGACAACACCTCAATCATGTCCCCAAGGGCTTGCATTACGGCTAACAACGTGACTTACTGGATGGGACAGGATAAGTTCTATGCCTACTCAGGCCGAGTCGAGACACTGCCTTGCACCCTGCGGAACTTTGTATTTAACAACTTTAACTACAACCAAGCGGCTCAGGTTGTATGTGGCACGAACGAAGGCTGGCATGAGATTTGGTGGTTCTACCCAAGCCAGAACTCCGGTGTAAATGATAGTTACGTGATCTATAACTACATGGAGCGTATTTGGTACTACGGCTCTATTAATCGCACGGCTTGGCTTGACACGCCTCTACGTCAGTATCCGCAGGCGGTTGGTGGGAACTACGTCTATAACCATGAGCAGGGCACGAACGACGATACCTTGCCAATGACATCCTATGTGCAGACCAACGACATTGATTTAGTAGATGGCGATCAATTCATACTTATTAAAAGGATCATCCCTGATATTAACTTTGAGGGGTCTACGGCAACAAGCCCTCTCGTGTACATGACGATGAGGCCACGGAACTTCCCGGGGTCAAACTACAAAACAACCAATAACCCATCAGTTACCCGATCTACCACGGTGCCGATTGAGCAGTACACCGATCAGGTATTTATCCGTGCCCGTGCCCGTCAGATGGGGTTTAAGATTCAATCCGAAGACTTAAATGTGCAGTGGCAGTTAGGTACGCCAAGACTTGATGGTAGACCGGACGGTAAACGATGACCATCTGTGTTGATAATGATATTCAAAAGACCTTCGTTGCACCTGCCCTACCGGTGCCGCCTGTTGAGTACGACCAAAAGTATGCAACAGACCTTATTAGGGTTTTGCGGCTGTACTTCAACCAGATTGACAACTTTCAAAATGCCGTAGCAGGCATACTAAATGGAACGGCTTGCGAGGGAAATATGACCCCATTACCAATTTCGATAGGCGGCACTAACGTAGATGCTTTTGGGCGTTTGCGTGTGAGCGAACCCTACAGCCTATTTGACAGCCAAAGCCGTTACGCTGCTGACAATCAATTTAGCACTTCTACATCTGGTACTGGGACATCGACATTTAATACCAATCAGTCCAGCGTTAGTCTGGCTGTGACGGGTGGTGGCGTTGGGTCTGTGGTACGTCAGTCCTTTCGCAATATGCTGTATCAGCCGGGGAAAAGCCTGTTGGTTCTAGCAACCTTTCAGATGGACAACGGCACTTCTGCCAACCTTAATCAAAGTGTTGGGTACTTTAATACCCAAAACGGGCTGTTCTTCCGTCGTACCGGAGGGGTTAATGCGCTCGTATTGCGTTCAAACACTTCTGGCACGCCAAGTGATGCACGATTTGTTAATCAAGCAGACTGGAATGGCGACAAACTAGACGGTACTGGCACCTCTGGATACACGCTTGACCTGACCCACCCACAGATCTTGTGGATGGACTTTGAGTGGCTTGGTGTCGGTTCAGTCCGGTGCGGCTTCATTATTAATGGGCAATACGTCCTTTGTCATACATTTAATACCGCCAACGTCTTCGGCACGACGGTCTACATGACCACTGCTATATTGCCTATTCGCTACGAAATCACTACTACAACGGCAGCAGTTGCCGCTACGCTCACGCAGATTTGCTCGTCGGTAATATCCGAAGGAGGCTTTGAGGCCACATCAATTGAGCACGTTGCAAGGCGGACAACGGTGCTTGGCACCATAAACACGGCGGCCAACTTCCTCCCAGTTGTCTCGATCCGGCTGGCTTCGACGGCTCTGGGCGCGGTGGTGCTTCCAAACCGTATACAGTTTCAGCCGACCACGCTGCAAGACTACGAGATTGCGCTGATTAAAAACCCCGTCCTTACGGGAGCCACTTGGGCGGCAACTGTTCCTTCTGATGCCAACGTTGAGTTTGATGTTGCGGCTACGGCGATTGC